TGATGAAGGCGTCAGATCGTCTACCCCGCTACCGTTCAGGGAGATGGGTTCCCGTCATGGCCGCCCCAAACGCTGACTTTGAGTTCACGGAAGGCCATATCAGGATCCTGCTCTGGATGTGCGACTCACATCAGGAATGGGTTGATAACGCCTGCGCCAAGATCATGCAGAACGGTGAGATGCCGTCTGACAATTTGATGCGTTGTCGTGAAGGTATTGCAGATCTCAAGTGTTGGGCATTGCGTCTACTTGAAATTGTGGAAGCAACTCCCGATGATGAAGAGTACGACGACGACGAGTACGACGATGACGATTCATCGGAACTGGCGCGTTTCGCAGGTGATCTCGAAGCGGAATGGAGCGTATATCGACGTACTGGAAGACGGTCCGTACATCCTTTACAGAAGCTGCGCCGGTGGTTTGTGTCGCTACTCGGATGACCTGTGGCAGGCTGAGATCTACATCGAACACCTGCTTGCACAAATGGTGCCTACCCCGTCTGAATGATTGACTTTTGAAGGATGTCATCTTCAAGGTCAGGGCGACCAAGATTGCGAGCAGCTTCACCAGCCAGCCATTTTGTGATTGTCCGCTGCTGATGCAGCATGGTGTTAAGCAATAGCGCAGCGTTGTATATCCCTTTGATATCCCCCTGTTTCAGCCATTCTTCAAGCATCTTGGCGGTAGCCACTTCAGAGAACTGGCTTTCCTGAGTGCGTTCAATCGGATGCCATTCCATATGCGGAGTGAGCAGCAGATACTGCCATACTCTCAGTATCAAAGCAGGTAGGAAGGTAGAACACCGTACTTTGCTTTAGAAACCACGCACGCCAATATCCACTGACGCCAAAGCGCACCCAGACGGCACCGTGACCGTCACGTGAAAAAGATGGGGGAGTCACTGTTTTTCTTCTTCCTTTCGACTGCAATCGTTCCTACGATTTGTGCAAACGGAGCCGCGTCATGCACTCTTGGATCGACGAGACCAGTCTGATTCCAAAGAGAGAAACAAGAGCGCGATTTAGATTAAAAATATTTGATGCTTTTTGTGGTAAATGTGCCTATTGCGATGAGCATGCGCAATCGCTAGATCACATCATCCCACGTCATCGTGGTGGGCAAACTGTGATAGAGAACCTAGTACCAGCATGCCTGCGCTGCAATGGATCCAAAGGATCAACAGAATGGACACTTTGGTATAGAGAGCAAGATTTTTATACACAAAACAATGAAATTGCAATCTGGTATTGGATGTACCAGTTCAGGGATTTACCTTAGAAGCTGACACTTTGGTATCGTTATTGTAATGCCCAACTTCGGCATAACTTTTGAGTGGTTTTTCACTCATTTCAAAGAAGATTATCTGTCCAATTTTGAGTCCCGGATACAACGGCAGTGAATGCATTTTGCGTGCATTCTGCAGCTCCAGCGTCAGCTTTGAGCCGTGCCAGCCCGGATCGATCCAGCCAGCCAGCATGTGGGAATAACCTTCCCTTGCCCTGCTGCTTTTCAGCGCAAACTGTCCGCTGATGTGCTCAGGAATGTCGAAGGTTTCGCGAGTTTCAGCCAGCACAAACTCACCAGGTCGCAGCCAGTAAGGATCCTGTGCGGTGTAGCCCTGCAGGCTGTGCAACTGCATTGTCATGTCGACAGGCGACTCGATCATCAGGTTGTCGCCCAGCAGCACGTCAATTGACGCGGGATTGAGCAATTCCAAATCGAACGGCACGATCATGCCGCCGCCTTCACACAATGAGCGGATCTGCCAGTCGCAAAGTACAGACACTCAGTAATCCCAACGAATACGTGGACGACCTAGCCGCATTCCAAGATGCACAAACCCCTTGGTTGCACCGTATCCCAGGGAGTACGGCCAGGTCTGATCACAGTACTCTTGTACTTCGTAGATGTCCACGTCCTTGACGTAAAAGTCAACTGCGCCAACACCAGTCATGTTGTACAGGTGCTCGCTATTGCTGGCACCGCCCACTTGTTTATTCACAGCCGGTGGGCGATAGCCGGAAGTAATGATGATCGGCTTCTTACCAAAATGGCTGCGCACCTTCTCAAGGTATTTGCACAGTTCAATCGCGGTGTCGCATTGCGCTTGCACCTGGAAGCGACGCTTCTCATCAAACAATGCCAGTTCGCCGTAGGTAATGTTTGGCGTCACCTTGAAGTTGAATGGCTTGTCAGGCGTGAACTTATCGTCTGCCGGCTTGCCCTGCACATGCTGATTCATCAGCTTGATCAGCTTGTCAGCGTAAGTGGGGTCAGTGGCGTACCCATCATTTACCAGCCAACGCGCAGCGGCTTCGCGATCACCAGCGTTATTGCAACCCTTGTAGATGTGATAGTCCTTGTACCACCGCTCAACCAAGTAATAAACGCACGTCTCAAGATCAGGGAAATCAAGGAACGTGTCCTGAATTGTGATCCACTGCCCGTTGATGTACTCCTTGGTGTTGCGTGTGCTGCCAGAACCTTTTAGTCCAAAGTAATTGTGCTCGCCTGATACGTGCTTGCCGTAGCCAGATTCCAACGCCCACTGTGCAGCAACAAGTTCAGGGAACTTTGCACCAGCCTTCTTGCCAGCAGCGCAAACACCATCCCAGTTGTTATCAAACCTGTCCTGTTTGCCAGCCTGACTCCAGGTCTTGAACCAGATCTGATCGCGATTCAAAATGCCAGGCTTGGCTTTAAGAATGGCAGATTCCAATTCAAAGATCGCCGCCGTTTGATGCGGCAGTTCCTTGTAATACTTGAACAGGTCAACAAGGCGAAGGCGGTTCTGAGTCACGACGACCCCCTTGAATCAATTTGAAGTTTCGAGTGTGAATCGCCGTGACTCTTGACGCCATCAACGCTTTGGGAAAAGCGTCCGTGCCACCATCAGGATCAGTTGAATGATTCCGTTTGCACGGATCTTGGGGTAAAGGCTGAGTCCTTCAGAAATGGCAGCCACAGCAATGGCGATGGCAGCAGTCGTGGTGGGATCCATAAAAGACGAATGTCTACTACCAGCTTATTGCTTGATCTCCAGCTTTATCAACCGTTGCTCGTGATCAAGGATACGATCATCCATCTTTCCAATCTTTTCTTCAAATTTGACTTGATTTTGAAGAACATCATCAAGCTTGGTCGGCACCGTATACACCAAGTAAAAAATGCCAGATGCCAAGGCGACCGTAGCTGCAACGCCAATGCCAGCAATAGTTTCTTGCTTGACTCCCCGCCAAAAACCACCTTCAGACATCGCACGTCTGCAGCTACGTTTAGATCTTACCGCCCTTGACCACGAGTCAATTTACGACCGTGACTAGGCAAGGAATGTTTTCCATTTCCCTGTCGTGTTTTCTTGGGTGGACGTGGAACGCGCTGAATGGCTTTGACGCCAACCTTTGATTTAACAGCCATCAGTCATCTACTCCCGCTTCTGCAGCAAGCACGGGGGCGTAAGGATCCACAGGCCAGGCCGGATAATCAGCGCCAGTGATGTAGGCAGCCAGCGCATCGGTATCAGCGGTTTGACCGATTTCGTAGATTTTGCTGCCAGCAGCCAGACGAATCTCTTCGCGCCAAGTTTTGAGCACGGGATCGGCGGCTTTGCCGTTGTCAGCTTCGCGGATGATGATCCAATCAGTCGGGGACAGCAGACTATTGGCGGTAGCGCGGGTTTGCTGAGTCCATTGCTCAACAAGTTGGGCATGATCCTTGGGAATCAAATGCCCTTCTGCGTCATAACCCCAGTAAAAGCGTTGGTCGTACTGCGGGGGATCTGCAACTTCAGTAATGCCAATAGCCTTTTTCTCTGCATCTGTAGAAAGGCGCAACCAGTTGGCCGGATAACGAGTGCCATCTGGCGTTTGAAAAGGGGTGTCAACCGCAAGGGGCTGACCATCGAGCAGGAACATGGTTTTAGCTCCGGTGAGTGTGTGCCCGTTTCATAGGTCAGCGGGCAAGGGAATACTTGAAGGGTGACTCGCTAAATGCAGCGAACACATAAGTACCAGTGGAAACGTTGTGGTTTGTACCGGTAGTTCTAATCTTGAAGCCGTTGGATAGAAAATCTATACCAAAGGTGCTGTCGCCAAGACTTGCAGATTCATTTTCCTGAACACTGCTATTTGCTGCAAGTTTTGCGGACGTAAGGTTGTACGCAATGCGTGCAGAATCATAGATAACCCAGTTGCCGCCTGCGCCGCTGGAGTATTTGATTAGAACGTATTTGGGTCTAAACCCACAGAACACAAACGGACCATCGCTGGACCCGTTGCCTGTGTAACTGCCGAACTTGCTGAAGCCCGCGACTTCGGACCACAGGTAGGCGACGTAAGTCTTGGTTGAAACGTTGTCGTATGCCGTCTGGTTAGGCGTAAAGACAGTGCTCGTAGGTCGCGTGAAGAATCCACCAGCTGCGCCAGCGTTGGTGGTGGACATTAAGTAAAGAGCCTGAGATCCCGTTGTGTTGTATGCCGGCAAGTTTTGGTGGTAGACACTCCAGTCGTTAAAGCCGTTGGCATTGTTGTAACCGTCTCTGTTCTTGGTAATAAAGAACGCAGGCGTGACGCCTAGATTATGAGAAATGGTGCGGGTGTTAACGCCGTTCCCCGTATAGGTCACAATGTCAAACCCCGGCGTGGCGCTTTCGTCCCAGCACCAGGCGACGTAGGACGCGGTATTGGCGTTGCCAGATGTTTCATTGCCGTAAGTAAAGCCGTCAGAGTTAAATGCTGTGAGAGAATTTACGTCTGTACCTTCGGCAATAGTGCTGTCGGAAATGAGATACTTAGTAGCACCACGAACAGTGTCAAACAAAACGTGATTACTGTTCACGGTGCTGCGCCGCTTAATCCAAACAAAATCTGGCGAAAATGCTGTGCCAGTGACGGTCACGCTGGTGCCATTGCCGGTGTATAACTTGGTGTCAAAATAGTTTGCCGGCTTCTTAATCGACGGCTCGGGCAGGTTCTGCGTGTTCAGCGCCACGAAGCCCGACGGCGGGGTGTACGCAAAGGGGCGTTGGCCGAAGTTAACTGGGTGGTAATAAGTGACGCCAGAGCCAGCATTATCATCGTGAATGCAAGGCACCCAAGTATTTCCAGTGCCAGAACTGTAAATAACACCTTGCGAAGTATTGTTTAGGTAACAGGTCAGAGAACCGGCGTCTGCGTCGTAGGCAAGGCCAATAACGTCGTTCGTTGTATAGGACGCCCCGTAAGCAGAGTTGACTCCGCCGATTAGTTTTTGTCCATCCGAGCGATAAAGAACTGTGCCACCGCCACGCCAAGCTGTACTGGTTGTGGTCTGAATACCTAGACCCGTGTAGTTAACAGACTTGCCTACGGTAACTTCCCAGTACCACTTACCAGAACGCATCTCAAACGTCCCTGCCATGGAACAGTTGACGTTAGTTGCGGCCTGTCCCCATTCCAGATTCCCGTTTGTCAGGGACATCCGGGATTGAGTGCTAGGAATGTAAAGCGGGTTGCCGGTGCAGTAATTCCCCCTGCCATTGCCGCCATCGGCGTAGGGCGTTGGGGTGTCGATCAGGCTGTCGTTGCCTGCGCCAGCGGTGACGCTGAAGTTGTTGGGCGTCCAGTTGTTGCCGTTGCCGCTGCTGTCCTTGCCCAGCGTGGTGCTGGTGGTGCCAGAGTTGTCCGAGAAGTTGAGGTAGAAACCGTTGGTGCCGTAGGTGCCGGCATACTTCTTCGGCTTCCAGACGCCGGTGATGGTGTCAGTCTCGCCAAAGCTGCTGGGGGTCAGGGCTTGGCCGTCGATGAAGTGGAACTCAGTTAGCAGGCCATCGAGATAATCGGTGCCGTAACTTGTGTAGCCGCCGATCTGATTGTTGGCGTTTTGAAAGGCGTAGGTGTGCAGATAGTTCTGCGTCGGATAGTTGCCTGTTACCGACTGCTCTACGTTATTAACGTAGATTTTCTGCCGGTTGGCTGCTGTTGCCTGTGTTGAGTCGTACTGGACGACGATGTGATACCAGGCGGACGGATCTCTGAAGACGGCGTTAGTGCTGATTGAGTATTGGTTTGACGCTCCGTCCCCGTTGCCACCAGGGCGAAACTGAATGGTGTCATTTTTCCAGGTGAGATCGCCGCCAAAACGAACCGCGCTGTATGACGAAAAAATTGGGTATTGAGCGGAACTGGATAGCCTTCCCCTTTTCACCCAGACGCTGATTGTCATTAACTTGGCGTCTTGGCATGCCCCGCTGTAAGTCCTATTGAGGTACGCCGAATCCGCCGAATTGAACCGCAGGCTGCGCTCAATACGGTAGCCCTGTGCGCCAAACAGCAAAGGGTTGATGCCGCCAGGTACGTCCATATCTCAGCTCAGGTTCGTGATCAGTTGTGCGTGGATACTACCCGTGGTTCGCACCGTGTAGACCAGCAAGTCCACCGCGTTTGCAGTTGTGGTCAATACAGGTGCTGTGCCGCCTGAAAAGTCCCATTGCGATCCATACGCCAAAGTTCGTGATCCGGTGGCGTCTTGAGTAATGAAAATTGCGCCTGATTGTCCAGCGGTCAAGTTGCTTGGGTTGGCCAAAGTACGGTTGCCGGCCAGTGTCACGCTGAAGTTATTGGCTAGTGCAAAATCAGCCGTGATTGTTGCACCATCGGTCAATGCTGAAATTGCCCCGCGCTGAGCGGCTGAAAAGCTCTGCGCCAGTTCCAGCAACGCGACCGTGCCAGTGGCGTCCGGCAAGGTGATTGTGCGGTCAGCCGTAGGGTTGGTGACTGCCAGTGTGGTTTCGTTGGCGTCGGCACTGCTTCCTTCAAATGTCAAGGAACCTGTGGTTCCAATTTCAAGGTTGCCGGTAATCGTGCCGCCTGATGCTGTTAATGCCGTCGCCCAGCTCAGTGTGCCAGTGCCGTTTGTGCTAAGCACTTGGTTGGCTGTTCCGTCTGCACTAGGCAGCGTCCAAGTGACGTTGCTTGCAACAGTTGCAGGCGCTTGAAATGCAACCCAGTTGCTGCTGTCAGAATCACCAAAGCGCAAGTTATTTTGCGCTTGAAGAGTTAAACCATTGCTGCTCCAGAAGCCACGCAGCGTGCCACCAGTGGCAATGCCAATTTCGTCGGTGCCGCTGCTGTAGAAGCCTGTATTGGTATCGTTTAAACCAAGGGCAACGGTTGCGGCTGAACCAGCAGCAGTTAGCAATGCACCAGTCAGCGTGCCACCAGTAAGCGGCAGCAAACCCAAATTGGTGCTAGCCAGCGTGCCAACAGTTACAAAGCCAGAGTTCGCAGCATTGCGAATCTTGAGCAGACCAGTCGTTGTATCAGCCCACCACTGATATGCATACGTCGTAGCAGGTGCAACGGTATCGCTGTTATTGGTGGCAACTGCCGCCAGAGCGCCATTGATGTCGGAACGTACTGCAGCGCCTGTTCCGTTGCTGATTACATAGTCGTGGGTTGCCATGCCGGACCATCAGCGGTCATTTGCTTACAGTCTACGCCGCTTTGCCATACCCTACTGCGCTCCAGTTGAAATTACGGTCAACAACGGTGTTACTGCTGTTGTAGAATGTGACCGTGAATCCAGTGCCAGACACGCTTGTTACGGTGTAGTAATCACCGCTGGCCATGTTTTGAGCGGTAATTCCCACGCTTGGCAGGCTGGTGTTCACGCCGCCAATGGAAGCGGTGCCCGTGAAAAAGGCATTGGCAAAGGTGATTGTTTTTGATGTCGCGCCACTTGCGACAGCACCATTGCTTTGTTCCTGACGCTTTTGAAGGCTTGCATTAAAGCCCAACTCATCAATCAAAATATTTTCGTCGATTGATGTAGAAAGCAAATTGGCGCGGAATTGGAAGCCACGACCTTTGTAGGTGCCGTTTGCAAATGAAGTCCAACCTGACCACGTTGGAGTTCCAGCAGGATCATTGTCAGTCGTGCGGACTTCCATGGTTGCGTTGACTTGATCAGTAATGCCACCATCCCAATCGCTCCAAGCATCAACGTCCGCTGTTCGCGAATCCACCAAGTCGCTCGGGAAAAAGCCGGTGGTGACAAAATATCGAACAAGATCAAGAGAATAAATATTTCCAAGATCAACTGTATTGGCAAAATTGTAAGTAGCACTTGCTAACACATCACCAAGCACGTCAAACGTGGCAAGCGCATCGATGTCGGCAACGCTGTCTATAAATGCATTGCCATCAATGCACAACGCATCAAATTCATCGCTGTAAAAACAATTTGTTTTCGTGCCTTGGAATGGCGGTGTATCTTGATCTTCTCGTCGCTGCAAAATTATCAGTGGACCTAACGTGTCAGGCAAATCAATAATTACGCTTGTTTCGGCGGCGCTCATGTTGCCGGAGTCATCGGCAAACTTGACAAGCACTTCGCCTTCAATCAACGGGATCGTGGCCTGAGTTGCATTGCCAGCAACAGCATTGATTAGATCAACCGAGTTGCTCCAGGTGGCTGTGCCATCAGTAAGGCTGCTGTGACGGATGTGGACTTTTCCACCAACCTTCACGTCAAGGTCTGCAGCTTGCGTCCACTTCAATCGACCCGAGTTTGCATTGATAACTTCAAAAGTTAGGTTTTGTACGTTTTCAGGAATTGCGGTTTTGCCAATTAGCGTGAAACTGGCATTTGCAACTGTGCTCAGCTTTCCAACACTGCTAACAGATTGAATGTTGACATCCAACGCACCAGCGGAAAGATTTTTTAAAGTGACGCTTGAAGCAGATGGCTGAACGGTCAACCAGTTGTCATTTCCAAGGCGATATTCAACCTTGTAATACAAAGGTTTGATGCCAGTGCTTGGCGGGTTCCAGCTAAGTTCAAAAGCTGTGAAAACGTTTTGACCGTCTTCGTACAAGTATTCATTGCCAGTGATTGAAGAAGGCGGCTCTGGAATTGCCGAGAAATTGGTGATGTCGTTAAAAACAAGATCAACATCAGATTCAATTGCGTTGTAAATACTGGCGTTGTATGCAAGTGCCGTGACTCCATAACTGCCTTCTTCTCCTTCGCCAACACTGATCACGCGAAACTGTTGGCTTTCAATGTCATTGGTTTGGACAAGCCATGCAGATTGCGCATTTGGTGCTTCGCTAAATGCTGTGCCAACAGTCAATACAGCACCACTGCGACCGGTAATAGTCCTTGTTTCAACTAAACCGGTAGGCATCATCACTGACAGCGTTGGTGCGTTGCCAAGATCAACAGACACAGATGCGTCATCAACAGTGACGGTGGTGGTTGTAGCCGCCGCAATGCGTCCCATGCGTCGAGTATTGGCTCGCAGGGGATCGGCAATATCAATGACCATTCCAGGCCGAAGAACAATGCCGCTATCAATTGACACCGAAAAACTGACTGTCTCGGTCAGGTTTTGCTCGCTGAGCAATGCCCATTTACCAGCGCGATGCGCTTGACCACGGCTGTAGCAACCGAGCATTTTAATGTCTTTATTGACGACGCCGTATTTGGCAACAGCATCAGCATCTTCAACATATTCGTATTCAATTTCACCAAGTCCTGCATACGTTTGATAACCAACAGTTGCAGTGGTATGGCGTGATTTTTGAGACGTGCCACTGTACGAAAAAGTTCCATCAATGACATTGGCAGGACCAATTAAATATTGGCTATCCGCAGGTTTGTCCTGCAAAAGCACCATTGAGCCGGCGCCGTAGTAAGCAATGCCACGGAAAAGCGTCGTAAATTCTTGAATAACGTTATAAACTTCGTCCCGACTATTGATAAGAATATTGCACGAAAAACGTGGTTCTTGACCGCCAAAGCCATTGCCAACTAGTGAATTGCAATATTGGCTAATTGCATAAAAGTCATACCGGTCAAGACTTGATTCGGGGATTGATGCACCGTAACGAGTATTTGTTAGCAAATCCCACAAGCACCATGCAGGATCACTGCACCAAGTAGCTGCACCAAAAGTGCCATCCCAAACGCCTGAATAAGTGACGCGTCCCAAATGAGTTGTCGTGTCAACTGTTGCGTTAGATGGCAAACGAACTTTGATGCCACGAATTAAATATTTACGAGTTGGAATGTTATTGAAGTTTTTGGAATCAAACCGCAAAAACGCAATTGCACTATTTGGATAGCGCAGCTTTTCGTCAATAATTTCCGTATACGAAGACCAGTTGACAATATTTTGCGTTTTGGTTGTGGTCGGATCATCAGTAACACGTTCAACTTTTATGTCGGCTGGGAATGATCCAGAAAGCGCAACAATGTAATCACGTTGGTATGCATTGGATGTTTTTCCGGTGATCGTGTCGTCGTGAATAACGCTATAGCCACCGCCGTTGTATTGAACTGAAATTTTTACATTGACCGAACTGCCAAGGATATCGCCTTTATCGGTAAACACCTGCAATGCTGGTAACTGCAGGGTTACTCGAACGCGATCAACATCAGTGTCGGTAATTGTGCGAATTACAGGCGTGGCTTTTGTAATTGTGACGCCAACACCTTGCTCAGATTCGGTTCCGTTTAAATCAGTGATATAAGCCTGATTTTGCGTACCAGTTCTGGTGGTAATTGAATAACCGGTAAAGTTTGCCGTACCAGCAGCACTTTTGACAGGGGTGTCATCTAGGTAAATGCTTTTTTCTCCATCGTCCAAACCTTGTATTTCGCCTTCACTAAGCAAATCCAATACGCTTGCAAATTGCGTTGATTTGATGTTGTCAGAAGTTTCTGTTGGCACATAAGCAGAACCACCGCCGCCGCCACCACCTTTGCCCCCGCCACCGCCACCGCCGCCGCCAGCTCCAGCAATGCCAAGACCAAGGCCAGCATTGTGAACGCGAACACCATTGGCAATAAAAGTGTGATGCCCTTCAACCGTTAGATTGTAGACAGTGCCATTGCAAAATTCAGTTTTACCAACGATTGGACGAAGGTGACCGTTGACATCAACCAAACAATCGTCAGGACCAAGGGTATCAATTTCAACAAAAGCGTTGAACTGGTTTAACACCCAATGGTTTGGTGTTGCGTCAAGGCACTGGCCGCCCCATAACGTGTAACGAATAACGCGTTCGTTTTCGTGTTCGTGAACTTTTAAAATCTTGGCTTGATGAACCGTGCCTGTGTGATCAAAACTAAGAACAAGATCACCAATTTCCAGTTCATCAATCCTGCGCTGACCGCCAGGTACATTGACAAGGGTGTGCCCTAAAAAGCAACCACCACCACCGCCACCACCAGCACCACGGATTGTTTTCATCAGCCCTGATCCACGTCCAGGCCAACACTAATAACAGCACTACCAACTACAACCCGTCCGTATGCAACTGGAACAGGCATGCCCTGCTTGGCCGTATTGACAATGCCGGAAAAGCTAAATGATTCCAGCTTTGCCGCTTCAGAACCGCGTTCCATGGATGCTGCCATAGCGTTTTGCGGGGCTGGTGAAATCATTTGAGCGACACCACCCAAAATCAAAGCAGCACCAATGCTTCCGATTGCTGTTGCAAATGCACCGCCCACCAATCCTGAAGCAGCAATACCACCGCCCACTCCACTTAAGCCAGCGCCCAGACCCAAAAAGCCACCAGCAACAGGACCTGCAATGATTGCCAATGCAACCAAGCCAATACCTGCAAAAATCTGGCCAACTCCACCACCGCCAGCGCCAGTCAAAACGGGAGTAATGCTAAAAACTTCGCGCTCGCTCCAAGGAAGAACAAGTGGCATTGCATTTTCAGCCGTTAATTTTTCTTTTCCAACCGTGACCCTATAACTGACACCATCTTCTTCACTATCAATCAACCATTTTTCAAGGCCAGGAAAATTGACGCACAAAGCCTTTAACGCCTGCGCGGGCGTCTCTGCATGAAATTCAAAGCGGCACTGACCCAGCTTCTTGCGCAGTGCGCCGTAGACCTTAACGACTTTCATGCCGCAGGACCATGGCCGTGTTCTTCACATAATACCCGCCGTATACGTCCCTGCTACTGAGCCGTCCTTGAACGTGGTGAATAATTTGCTGATCACCAACGTAAATAGCAGCGTGATTCGGCAGGGGCGACTGTAGTTGCATCAAAATGGCATCACCAAATCGCAAGTTTTCAAAAGACACGCGGCGGAAACCTTCTTTTGAAAAATTGTCTAGGTATAAATTCTCACCACGCTCCCAAAACTTGTCGCGCCTTTCGTAATCGCCAAGATTTAACGCCATGTTTTCGGCGTACCAGTCTTGGCACAGCGTGTAGCAATCCAAGATGCCAAATACAAATTCACGGCCAACAATTGGTGCTTTGTACCCAACCGGCTCGCAGTAGCCAAAAGTTTCTGCTTTGGGGTTGACAATGTACCAAGGCAAGCCACTGCGCTCGCAGGCCACACGATCAGCCTGGGAAGGAATTGGTGCGCTAATTGGATGGCTGTGTACAACAGCCACAATCTCGCCTTGATCTTCTACTGCAGCAAAATCAACAGGATCAAGCACAAAGTGCTCGTCAGGCGTATCGGCCAAATTTTTGCAGGGAAAATAACGACGGCGACCTTTGACAACTGCAATCAATCCGCAGCATTCTTTGGGATCTTGCTCTTTCGCATGATCCAGAATTTGCTGTTGCAGCGAATTTGCTAATGTCATGCGCCAAACCCTACGCCTGGGAAAGAACCGTATGGCAATTCAGCATTGTCGCCAAAACGCAATTTACAAGCAGCTAACGTTTTTTTGCATACGTCATTAGCCAAGATCGTTGTTGGCGAATTGCCAGATGTAAACCACTGCGTTGCAGTCACATTGCCACTGGTGGTTGTACCAGATTTAATTTCAAGGCAAAAATTATTAGCGTTAGCAACATTGACCATGTAACGACCATCTGTTGCGGTTCCAGACGTAAAATCAAGATATACGGAATCATTGAGCGACAGTCCATGGGACGTGGCTGCAACTTTCAATAAAAAGCAGCTCACATTGCCACTTGTTGTTGCACTTGTTCCCGCTGTAACCGTGAAGGTATTTGTTGCAGCAGTTGCAACTGTGTAATAGCCATCAACAGCCGTGCCGCTTGTGAAATCCAACCAGGCTTTGTCACCTGCAACATAACCATGCGACGTTGATGTCACGGTAATTGTTGTGCCAGATTGCGAATACGTAGCGGCCAATGCTCGCAAGTTGTAAGTACCTGAAAAGGTGGCCACAGGTGTGTAGCTACATTCAGTTGATTTGTATTGCCATTGGCAAATGTTGGACACAATTTGCCGGCGCGGCAGCATTACGCCAGCCATGTCCAATTTGCTGGCAAGTTCAAATTGAACGAGATCGCGATTTTCGGCAGATTTGCGATCTACAAACCAAATTTCATCTGGAAATTTGGCGTGCGGATCAGCCGCAGGTTCACCGTCTAAATATTTTTTCAACGTGCGAATCCGTTTTAATTTTGCGCCAATCAAATCGTTGCCAGGCGTTGTTGCATTCACCAACAACAACACACCAGTAATGCCGCCATCAAGGTTGGCAATTGTCAGTGTTGGCCTTGGCAGTGATCCAGTTGATGAAAATTCAAATCCATCGGCTTTAATTGGCAAGCGTGTGTAAGCATTGCCATTCCAAATGACGTTGCCCGTTGCGTTTGCATTGCATCCAGCATGAAAGCGATAAACATCACTGCTGCCGTGCAACGTTGCATCCAATGTCAATTCAAACAATTCAATAACGGCGCTTGGAGCAAGGACAGCAAGATCTTCGTAGACGCTGCTAATTGCAGTCCAAACAACCGTGTTATCAACGACAGTGCTGCCAATATCCGTTGGCCACGCTGGTTCAGTGACGCCCGATGCGCCAGCAGTTGTACAACGAAAAACAAGGCCGCTGGCCTGCAGCGTAGTTGCACGTCGAATGTCACCAACGACGTAACCGGATGAACTAGTCCACGCGGGATACGCCATTACGGTTCAAATACCTGTCGGAACGTGGCCTGAACAGTATTGATGTTGGCCGCAATCATTGTCGTTGACCATTCATCGCAAACCCATTTACCAGCCGAGCCATACGGTGGTGTCCAATCAAAAGATTCAGTCGCACCCCGTGCTTCTAGGAAATTTGTAATGTCATTGCGCTCCGTGTCCGTGCGATTAGCAAACGTCAAGCGCCATTCCGATGGCTGAGTGTTCAAGCCATACGCCAAACGTTGCTCATAGCCGTCCCCAAACTGCACGCGGCGCACAACAGGCCGTTGAGATTCGGCTGCATCAAAATCAGGCGTGTAGGTAAACGTGGCCATTACAGCAACCCTCCAGGGCGTTTCTGCTTCAGCAATTCTTGTTGCACGGCAATGCTCACTGCCTTGGCAAGTTGTCCAGCCTGACTGGCATCACCTTGAACGCTAGTGCCCTTGGCGTCAACATTAACTGTGACATTGATTCCACTGCCGCCCTGCATGGTCACAGGGATGGATCGACCATCAGGCAGCGGCACATAGGCTTCAGGCTGGCTTCCTTCACCAAACATGGCCAGTTGCGGTGAGTTGGCAATACCACCAGCGGCGTAACGCTTGAGCGGCATTGGACCGTTTTCAGTCATCACACCGCCCATGGCGAAGCCAAGAATTCCCGACCCTTGGAAAACGCTTTTTAAACCAGAAAACAATGCGGCTCTAACAAATATTTTGGCCAAATCGGCAAGAACAGAACGGGTTAAATCCGCAAAATTTGCCTTGCCAGTTACGACAAATTCAGCAATTGCATCACTAAGTCCCCCTATTGCATTGCCAACAGAAGAGCCCAAATTTGTTGCTAAATCCAAAGCAGACTTAGCTGTTTGCTGGAAAGCATCGTTGAAATCTTTACCAAAAGTTTTCGATGCTTCTTTTACGCCTTCCAACGCTTTTCTTAGTTCACGAATAATTTTGAGCAACTCTTCGCCTGGTTGAATTCCCGCAGCCATTGCTTCATCAATAGCTTGCGCTAACGCCCGATTAATTTCAACACGTCGCTTGTCTTCGGCGTTTAAATTTTTAGACGCAAGCACAGCATCTTGAATTTGCCGGTCAATTTTGAGCCTGAATGCCGTTTGCTTTTCAAGTACAGCATTTACACGCTGTTCTTCAGACAAGGCAGATTTTGCTAATTCATTGCCAGTTTTAGACAGTTCATATTGCAAAGTACGCTCAGTAATTTGACCTTTTTTGAACTGATCTTGCAAATCAATTTGCTTGAGCCGGAAATTAAGTTGAGCGGTTCGCAGTTGGCTTTCTTTGCCAATCTCATTATTTAAAAGTTGTTGAATATTAAGAACTTCTTGCAACGTATCTTTTGCTTCTTTTGCTTGTTTCTTTTTCGCGCCACCACCACCGGCGCCATCGCCGCCAACTGGATCAAAGTTGGTCAAACCACCACCGCCCCCACCGCCGTTTGGCTTGGGTTTGGCCGGGAGTTGACCAGCAGCCGCCCTGCTATTTGCGCTTTGAATATATTGAATGACTTTACCAATATCCTTGATGGCACTTGGCTGATCAATGAATTTACGCAAAGGAGCAGGCAGGGCGTTATACAACCCTGTAATTGCAATTTGAACAGCTTTCAGCAAACCAACAGTGTTGTCCTGAATTGCCTTAAGCGCACCACTCCACATGTTTGATGCGTCTTTACCAGTTGCCCCAACTGACTTGCCAACACCGCTAAATTTCTTGCCAATGTCAGTGGCGACAACGCCAACATAATCAGACAATGATTTGAAAAATCCTGCAGCGTTTTTGACTCCAGTTTCAACTTCGCCTGAAAGCTCCTTCATCGCAGCGCGAATATCATTAGAAACAACACGGCCGATATTGTTTGCCCAATTTTGAAAGTCTTTATTGTTGTCATATAACGCTTTGCCAAGCAAAGCCAATGCAGTTACACCCGCCGCAATCCAGCCCCAGCCAGGAATCGCCAGCAAGGATAATCCCAGTCGTTTGATTGCTGTTTCAACAAGTCCAATAGCACCGGATAAAACAACACACGCTGTTGTTGCATTTTGCAGAGCAAGAACAAAGCCAACTATTTTGATGGTTGCAACTGTTGAGCCAAAAACAGTAATCGCAAAAACAACATCATCTAAAATTTTTGTCAGGCCAAGTAATGCTTGGCCAAGAATTTTGGCAGAAGCAACAATGCCGGGCGTAATGACAGCGATAAATTGACCAAAGCTATTTTGCAGTTCAGCGCCAATCGGTTGCAAAGCGCCACCAACAGCAAGGCGCATATCGTTAAATGCAACGCGCAAACGTGCGCCTGAATCTTCGCTAGATGCTGCAATCTTCAATGCAGTCATCCCATAACGAGTGCCCAGCAGTTCAATGAACCGCATCAGCTCGTTCAGGCCAATTTGCCCTTCTTTAAGACCCTTCTGCAGCTCAGGCAGGGTCATCTTGTTCGCCTTGGCAAACAGCGTCACAGCGCCAGGCAGACGCTCACCAAGCTGGCCAGAAAGTTCTTCTGCGCTGACCTTGCCCTTGGAGAACACCTGCACCATGGCGGTGATGGCGCCCTGCACATCTTCTGCGCTGCCACCGGTGCCCTTGATGGCTTTGGTGATGTTGGTAAACACCAGACCGGCATCAGCGACTTGACCGCCAGCGCCCTTCACGGCGGCAGTCAGTTTGGTCATGCCCTGAATGGCCACTTCCTGCGGCACATTGAATTGCCGCGTGGCTTGATCAGCTATTTGCAGAGCTTTTGCATATTCCCGTTGGCTACCAGCAACACCTTCAAGCGCAATTTTTAGTTTGTTGACTTCAGCGACATAATCAGCCGTTGAACCAAGTGCTTGGCGAAGCTGGCCAACCTGAGCGCCAATAGCACCACCGGTGATTGCACCGGAAACCCCGCCAACAGAACCAAGGGCGGCACCAAGTGCGCCTTCAGGACCACCAAAGACGCCAGCACCGGCAATAGTGCCTACGGTCTGAGCAACACCAGCAAAACGCCCACCGCCAGCACGACGGCCTTCTGTCTTGGCTAATTGCGCTTCAAGTTTGGCTGCTTCAGCAGTTGCTTGTTTGAATTCAGCGGTGCCAATCTCAACGCTATTTGCAATCTGACGCCAAGAATTTGCATAACCACGCAAATTGTTGATGCTATTGGCAGAAGTTGCCTGAACACTTTTTAACTGCGACGCAAGCGTTGCAAAATCTTGATTGGCATCCGTTGCTTCCTTGCCAAGCTTGTTCAGGCTACGGCCAAGCTGCTGCAGTTGTTCACCGCCAATTTGACGGACTCTCAATAGCAGCTCGGTCGTCTGGCTCATTTTCTTGTTTCCTGGAAATAAGCAAGGGCGGCGTGTTCCATTACCTGTATGCCTTCAAGCAAAGCAACAGGATCCCCGACTGCATACAGCTTACAGAGCCATTCCAAACTCTGGTAGTTCAACCCCACAAGTCCATTGACGCCAACAACCCATTGCGTCTGCATGCGCAAAAAGATGCTGACTATTTCTAAATTTTCTTCCCACAGTTCAAAATCTTTTGACTCTTTACGTGATTGCAAATCAGCAATAGCTTCAGGCATCAAGCCCAAAGCTCGTAAGTCATCATCAGATTCGTCTTCACCAGGTTGAGCTGCACCGCACCAATAACGGGCAGCTTCTTCTAGTTTTTTGTTGTGACTCCAGTCACGCTGTCGGCATACGCTTGAACCAAAGCCTTGACGACATAATGATCGTCGCAGATTTCTTTTTTGGTCTTTTGCGTAAACGGCAAATCCTTGCCGTCTTCGTCCTTGATGCCATCCCAGCCTTCAAGGATTCCGTCGATCAGGGCATCATCACCCTTTTCAAGCAGATCATTGAAGGCCGAGCGACTCATTTTTTTGAAGACCGCGTCAAACGTTTGAATTTCAAACTTGCCGCCGTCAATAGGTGTTTCCACCTTGACCGGCCACTTGTACGACGCAGTCTTCTTGAGAACGAATGCCATGCGGTTTAGGTGTACGCCAGGGTGAACTCGTCGTTACCCGAAGAAGTGGGTACGAGAGTATACGGCAGGTTCAGCATAACAACGCCGTTGTCTTCTGAGTAGGTAGGACCACCCAGGCTGATACCACCAGCGGCAGTGGCGAGATCAATGATGTTCCCAGCCGTGGTGCCATGCGTGATGCTGAATGCACCGGTGGTGCCAGCCACGGCGTTGGCGAAGAAGTCCTTCGTCGCAAGGCTCACCATTTCAATGGCAAGGCTGCCGCTGCCGGCACGGTTCACGATGCTGACTTCCTTGTCAGAATTCACCAGCTCGCGGTACACCACTTCATTGCCCACATCCAACTGGCAGCTCTGCAGCGGAATGGCGCTGGAAGCGTACAGGGTGAAAGCGGTGGTGTTGGTGTCGTTAAAGATTTGGGGAGCCGCTTGGTTGGTATAAGTCGGGGTCGGATCCGCAGTGTCAGTCGGAGCGTTGTACTGACCAGTCATCGTGAAGTTGATGACAGGGATCTGGTTTGCGGTCAAGTTCAGGGTGAAAGTGCCACGAGCACCAGTCACCTTGTGGCGAACGCCATCCATCGAGAAGTAGATGGTGACAGACGAGAAGGAAGACGACACAGGCGCATAGGTCACGCTGGTGCTGGCCACCACGGTCTCACTGAAACCGCAAGCCTTGAGCAGAGCACCGTAACGGGGAGCCGTGCCTGCAGTGCCAGAACCTGCATACTCCACTTCAAATGTCACCACCACGCGGGTGTTGGCAATCAACTGCGGAGAGTTGCCCAGGTAAGGGCGGATCAAATCACGAGAAAGAACTTCGGATTCAACCGGAGTGATTTCAAGGTTGCGGACTTGAACGGCGTCGCTACCGGCAGGAGTCGAATCCGTGCCATAGGTTGACTCAGCCTTAACAAGGACGGTCCGCTTCCGGTAAAGCTTCGCCATCGGAGTGGTCTCCAGAGAGATCAGTTTCTGTCAACAGTGTAAGCTCGCCAGTCTCAACGTCAAAGAGATAAGTTCCCCCGACACCGGGATTTGGCACAGGCTTAGGTGCTTTCGATTTAGTCATCAAATTAACCTGCCACTGTTAGGTCAGTTCGACTAGAGCGATACATGACCATGTAATCCATACTAATGATACCAAGGGGAACGTCTGCTTCGTACAGACTGAAATCAACACGATCAGGATCAATGTCTAAGGCGTATCCATTGCAGGTTGGATCGTCCATAATTTTTTTATGCACCTGCTGCGTGTAAGCATCTGCGTCATCATCAGGCACGGCGGCTCGCACCAACACCGTCACGCGAACACGCAGTTGCCATTGCAATTTGCTGCTAAATACTTCACTGGGTTGATCGCTGACGCATTCAACAATTACAGCGGGCACTTCACCCCGTGACAAAGGCTCCACACGGCTTCTGTACACCGTTGCGCCGGTGATGCTGTCCAGATTGCTTTTGATGCGAGCAAGAATCAACTCGCGGCGTGTGTCAGCCATGATCAGGCAGAAGCGACTTGAACAACAGTGCAGATAATGCCTGGGATGCTCGGATGAGCAAACGGGCTGCTAGCAGCGGCTTCAGCGTGAATGTAAGCGTCAGCATCTGAAGTAGCCCAAATCAATTCCAAATAATCACCCGCAACAACAGGTAATACGTAATTGACCGTACCAATCACATTTCCAGGAATGCCGCCATGAGTGGCAATAATGCTGAATTTGCTATCAGTAGCTGGCACGTCACCACTTGCGCCACTGTCGTTTTTGCGCAGCCATACGTTGATGTCGTGAATTTGTTCGTCGTTATTGCTGAACTGAACTGAAAAAGTCAGGCTGTAAATACCTGCATAATCAAATGTGATTTGAGTGTTTGAAACAACGCGAACACCACGACTTCCGGTATCACGCTGACGCAAGTTGATTGCAGTTGGCGTATTGGCCGTTGCAGTTTGAGAAGTCTCGTCCCAAAACGAACCCCAGTAACCAGGCGATGAAAAATACGGCAGTCGATTCCAAGTTGAAACACCGTCGCCAATTTTGAAATTATTTGTTTGCGTTTCAATGGCGGCTTCACCCGGAAGCAACACAGGATTTGATGCCGCCCAATTCGCTCTGCTGTTGACTTTGAAGACGCTGCTCATGACCCCAAAGTCAAACTTTGCTCAATAGTAGTTCTGAAAAAACACCGTCATCAATAGGGCGATTCTCACGCACGGTATAAGACGCGGAATCAACCGTAATAGAAGTGCCGCGAGCGGCAGTGCTGACATCAGAAGTCTTTGCCGTAAGCAAGTACTCCCGAGACAACGCCATACCGCCCGCGATCACATCCATAGGCGAATCCAGAATGCCAAGAAACGCAGTGCCAGCACCAATTTGGCAAGTAACGCCAAACTCGTTCAGGAAAGCATCTGGCAGTTCTGGAAACGCCATCAGGATCAGTTGCCGTACTTCTTGCTGTAAACCAGCGAGACGCCGTACACGAACACAGGGGTGGTGCCAGCTTGAGTACCGACAGCACGCACATAACGGCGCACGTCGTTGCAGTTGATGCTGATCTTTTCAAAGGCAGCAGCAGCGCCGGTGACTTCGGTGAAAGTCTTGCCGGTGATGTCAGCCCAAGAAGAGTTGTCAGCAGAATCCTGAAGCTTGACGTTCAGGGTAGGGGTGGTGCCGCTACCAGCTTCGCAGTCAAGGACCACGATGGCTTCGCCTTCAGCATCGTTCGAACCTTGCAGATCGAAACCGGTGCCGGTGGCAGTAGCAGTGCGGGAATCAGCCGGAAGAAGGCTGGCGATGTAGGTCTTAGACCCCAGATTGTGGATCATTGGTCTTTCTCCGTTTGGGAGCGGGTTT